TTCACTAAAGCCATTTGAGGATAGTGACAAGTTGCATAGTCCGAATAAGGAGTTTCGGGATATAAAAATTTTTTAAACCACCAATCATTCAGCTCAGATTGATTACCCTCAACATAAGGTTCTCCAAAAGGATAATGGAAAGCCTCGCCCTTTTTATAAAAATCTGTAAACTTAATACTGAGTTTGTACGTGGCATCACACGCAGCCATAAAATCTTTATCTTTGATATCTACCAAGGCTTGCCATCCTCGAATCTGACCCAGTGTACTTTCTCCCACTCCCACCGTTGCAATATCTGGACTTTCAATTAAAGAAATATCCTTGGAAGGAAAGCATTTAACTAGAGCTGCGGCGGTCATCCAGCCAGCACTACCTCCTCCTACAATAATAATTTTATTCGATGTCATTTTCTTCTTTCTTTTTAAGAATATGGATAGTCTCCTTTATACTTACTACATTTTGGCTGAGAAGTACACTCTCTACACATAGGAATATTGATCGGTTTACCATCTTTTTCGGGTCCGAAAGAAGAGTGAAAACTATAACCATCTCTATCAAAAGGAAGTCCGTACTTTTTATACTTCTTTTGAACCTTAAACATAGTATTCAATTCAGTCACTTCTTTTTTGGAAAGTTCAGGATAAATGTTCTGATGCCAGAACTTCTTAATAGAAGGAATCCTGGGATGATCACTTAAACCTATAAAATCATCGCAAGCCTGACCATCTATCCAGTTATCTTCCATTTTATCACCATCATTATGGATAGCTTTAACGGGACAATTAATAGCGCAATCCCAGCAGCCTATACAACGATTCCATAATTTTTGATTAACTCTTTTATTGGTTGGAATATTTGTAATTGTCTCGTCAATGCCGACGACACATATTTTACTGTCAAATCCAAAACGATAGGTATACACCAAAGAATTTTTAGCTCTTACTCCTAGACCAGCTTGGAGAGCGGCTTCTTTAAAATTAGTATAGATCATGCGCCACTTCAAAACACTTTTAGTCATGAGGGCTTGTACCTCTTTATAAAAACCATAATCACCCGTATTAGAGGTTTTTTTAATCAGCACAATACAGTTTCTAAGATTTTTAAAATGAATATCATTGGTAAAATTCAAACCAATCGCATGAGCGGCTCCCTTGATAGGTTTATTAGCACAGATTTTTAATTGAGTCGCAGTCATGTAACCTACATCCCATTCATCTTTAGGAAAAAGATTTTTGATATGGGAAAAATCTGACATTTAGATCCAGTAGGTATACTATATCGACGTTAGTATGTAAATTTAATATTTTTAACTACTAAAATAGTTCTCCACCTGATTGTGAATCATAATGTCGGCGGGTTCAATTTTAATCCATGTTCTGCTGTTCTGCTGTCTGTGTTTCTTGCCTTCTTTCGTTTCTGCCAGATGGACTAGGGTAAATTTTAAATGTGAAATGGACTTGAGATTATTGCTTCTTAAACAGGCAGGTATTTTGCCTTGTTGTAGATAGCCTATCAGTTGTTCCAGCATTAAGTAGGCATGGTTGATGGTTGAAGACCGGTCTATAAAAATAGAGGAGTATTCACTCATAAGGGGTAAATAATATTTTAATAAATTTATGCATCCTTGCGCATTGCTGTCAGGGGCATCACAGAATAGCATGTCGATTGGCTTGCCTGGATTAAAAAAGGATTCCTTCGTCAAGGTAACGTTTTTAAATTTAACAACCTTTTCTAAGTTTAATTTTTTTAGAAGATTCCTGAAAAAATCATCATAGGACTGGTTGTTATACAAAAGGGTTTGGGATAAAGTTTTCCAGTCTTCACCATTATCAATAGCCCATAGGATTCCTTTTCCATTCTCTTTAAGAGCCTGAGCCATCATGCAGCTCGTAGAGCCTAGCCCGGAGCCGAGTTCTACAACTGTTTTAGGCTGCTCCATCCGGATCAGTGAATACAGCAGATAGCCAAAATGCTCCGTGCCATAGTACTCACCAACCGTTAAGCCATCTTCCCTAACTTTAGTGTTAACGTAGTTAATAACTTTTTCTAAACTCATTAGGGTACGGATCTCTTATTTTTTCCAAAACGTTTTATGGGCATATTCGTTATATTCTTTCTTAGTTAATATAGCAATATCGGTATTACTTTTTTGAATTGTTTTATGGATATCAAACATTCCTTTTAATCCATAAAGTTCTTCAACTTCTTTATGGGGATCATTGGAGACAATATTATTCAAATTGTGTCTATAATGAGGCTGCCCAATAAAATCATAAATCTTATTTAAAGTTTCTTGAGGTTTTTGAACCAAAGAATTATATTCAACCAATAATAAACAATCCTTAAACTCTGAATTCCATGTATACTCTAAATTAGAAAGGGCATTTGCAAACCGATTTCCTCTTAAAAATTCTTTTTTCCATTTCTTATTGTTGCGTGCGTAAAGAGATTTATAAGAAGCAATAATTTCTTCTACATTTCTTACTGGACAAATAATTTTAGGTTCTTTTCCAAAAATTTCTTTTAACATTTTAATATTATTAACGGCTTCCCAACTGCGTCTTTTATCGATAACAATAGGTTTATCCGTAAGTTCTGCAAAGTAACATTGAAATATTTTTTTAAGAAAAGGAATTTTAATCTTTTGGAGTTTAGTTCCCATAAAATCTTCAGCGAAACGTCTATCATTCCAAAGAGTATAATTACGCCATAAGAGTTCTACAAAAGAAGACGTATGGGGTACATAAATATTAGGGTTTTGATTTAATAAAGTTCCTAGTAAAGTGGATCCACTTCTAGGTAATCCGGCTAGTAAAAAAAGTTGTTTCGTTCAGTTACCCTTTTTCCTGGTTTTTTAGTTCTTCCCAGTTGGTTCAGGAGATCCAGCGTTTTTCCAAGCTTCTAGTACTGTAGACCAATTATCAATAGTATCATCCCAATCATAAAATACGTGTCCACCATTGACGACAGCATCGGCTGGTTTTGGTATAGGAGGTTCCCATACACACGTAGTTTCATTGAATACCCAAGCCTTAAAAGGTTTAGGGGGAATAAAAGCA